CGTCATTGCACAGACGGCACGTTTAGAACACCAGCGTGATCTCCCTTTGAGGTTCAGCACAAAATTCCGCGTAACCGCGGCAACAGCTGTCACCTCTCACCACTACTGGTAACGAGTCTTTAAGTGACTGTTTCCATAAACGATCCCAGGGTATTGGTCTATATTTTGACGCACAATGATACCCCCTAATTAGTAACTTCCTATTGGTGTTCCACTTCCTCCAAAATGCGCGTTCACAGGCATCTTCTAAATCCTGATCAGTCTCCTGAAAAACTTTTTCAGTCGGTAGATTTCTCCAAAGAAGATCTAACAAGTAGGTGTAGACTTTGAGATTTTGATCCTCAAGACTAACGTTAATACCTTCTTGCGTGACTATATGAGTCGAATGACAGACACGAATGTCTGAACCATCTATTGCTCTTTTCATCACCTCGTTGATAAGAAGATCCAAACGGCAATTAACTATACCATGTGGATGAAGGACCGGATGAGATTTGATCTTCATAAGAGTTCGAAATGCAACCCTCCTATGAATCTCCGGTATCGTGGTAGTCGGGTCAGGACCTGGATCCATCCCTGCCCCCGCTAACCATTCAGGAATATAAAATGGTACACCCATCATTCCATCTGAGTTCAGCACATCTGCATTATATTTTCTAAATAGATAATTAATGTCTTCATAACAGAAGTGCATTCCCTTCATAAGATCTCTATGAACGGGACCCAAATTACAGAGTCTCTCACTGAGCTTTGTCTCATCACCACAAACTGAAGATCGTTGTTTCATCCTCAGGAGTCCGAAATTTAAAAATGGGACCTCATTTAATTTACCTTGGTGCATGATGAATGAACGGGAATTCATCTCAACAAACTCATAACTTTCAAAAGTCTTTCCTATTGAATTGAAAAGACCAACACATGCAGAAGTTCCAGACCAGAGTAAAGGATTCTTAATCCGGAATGTGCAATCATCTCCATTAATCAATCCCTTGAATTTCTTCATCGGAATCTTTCGTTTCTGATCTTGCTCACATGCCATTCTGCAAACCGTGAAATTAATAATGCATAAAATTACAAAGGAAAGAATCTTTCCCATAGGTTGGGCTTCCATTTGCTGCCCTTCAACTGTTTTCTTTATCTTGATTTTACCTGATGCATCACACGGATCTTTCTCGTAATAATTATAGCGAATAAAATTATCGCATAGGCTTCTTTCAGCCAACCGAGTAAAGTGTGTTGATAAATTCAACTTTTCGCAAATATAACGGATTGCGACTCTTGTGTACAAGCTATTCATTTCATTAGTAGCATTGTCATAATCACCACTGAGGAAAATCCCATCATCTGAAGTTGTACCCTCAAATGTAGAATTAAGTATCTCCTGTGTTAGTGGTTCTCCCGTCACCTTGAAGCAAGGGAATCTTAGGAGACATTTGGCTAGATATTTTTGTAATGGTTTCAATAACCAAGATTCTAAGGGATTCGGAGTTGTTATTCCCCTAACCTTAAGAGCCTCGGCAAGGCCAATTGGATTTATGATTGAGTCTTCATTAAGGCAATCAATAACGAGATGATCTATTACTAAATCATCCTTCACGTACCTACTTAAATCAAATTCAAGATATTCTGTCGATCTAATTTCTTCAATGCTCTTAAATTTAACATTCTCCGGTGCAACGAACACTTTTTCATCATCATTTGAGTCGATAATGAAATAATCGCCGTTTAACATTCCCATCTTTTTTGTAACAAGAGGGACATGCGAGTCTCTTACAGGTACTCTCTGTTTAACAGCAGTGAACTGACCACCCTCTTTCTTTCGAGCTCCGGTTCCGGAACTAAAAGAAGGAGTGTGCGTCCAATGAGGCTGGTAGACAGGCGCCTTAAATAAGACCTCGTCGATTGTTCTGTGAATTTCCTTAGTCAAAGTTTCAGTATTGACTTCAAAGAACTCGTCATAATTGTATGTGAGTAAGGGTTTATCGGTTCTAGTAAATAACTTGACAGTATCAAGACATGATTTATGGCAATCCATTTCATCAGGTCTGTCTGCACCTTTCTTAACCCCTCTACAAATTGTGTCAATCATAGACATATACCATAATTTTTGTGTAAATGATTTTCCTTTCTGGAAATCTCCCCTTTGTCTTCTTATGAAATGGCAGAAATTTTGGTCATGAAGAAGAAGCTCTGGTGTATCCGAAAAGTCAAAAGGTGACTTTGGAAAAGTTTTTGAGCACTTTGCATAGGAAGCAAATGCAGCCAAACGATACTTTGCGATTTTAATAAAATTTAAATCAAGTTTGATACACTGATGTTGCCAAGAAAACCAGGTCAAGTAGATTCCTAATTCTAAGGAATCAAAACTTACGCAATATCCATAAATAACTGCACTCAAGTACACATCACGAATAACTCTAAAAAGTGATAAGAGTTTTGGATGGACCTCCTTCCAAACTGGTTCACTACGCCAATTCTTCAGGAGATTAGGGTGTCTTCGTTTAAAAGACTCGACGTCTTGGATTGAGGGGTCCTTCACCCTATCGAAATCCTTGACTGAAACACAAACAAATTTATCCTGAAAACGTCTCTTAAGTTTAGAGACATACCCTTTTAAGTCGGAACAACCATCGACTTCAGGTACCTTATCTTCAATTCCTTTAAGGTTTAAAGAAGACAAATCAGAAACATCAGAAGAGGCTATTACTGTCTCCAGTGTTTCTTGGTTTTCAGTGACCCCCACCTCGTAAGGTCGGTCGCAGGCCATTTTTACATCAACGTTATTAATACACGTGACGTCTGTAGTTTCGTCTACAGATGGTAAATTTGCCTGATAATAGAAGTCTTGGTACGAACATTCTACCACCAGATCCTCGGTAGCCAACCGGGACTTGCTATTTTCCTTGTTATCCTCGCTTGCACTTGCGTGGATGTCGGTGTTGCAAAAC